TAAAGTGTTATCTTTTTTCTTTTCGTGTCTTAAAACAGCGTTAAAATAGGTATTACCATTATAAGTAAATGGTTTTAAAGTATCTTTAGCAAATACAGTTAGTAAATCTGTAGTTACATCGTATTTAATAGTAATATTACTACTATCAGTTAAAGTTGTAGTAGTTTCTTTTGAAGTTTCTTGTTTTATTTCTGCTTTATTTACAATAGCTTTTCTGCTACCACAACTAAATAAAAATAAACTAATAATTAATATATAAAGTTTTACCATCTTTTTTTATTGCTTTAAGTACTTGTTTTCTATTTTTACCTTTATTATAAGAAACGTGTACCCAGTCAGGGTTTTTATCTGTACCAAACTCCCAAATCATTTGATCAAACTCTAAATGCTTTTTAATATAATCAAATATATCTTTATTAGTAAAACCTGTAGTAGCTACTAAATCTAAAGCTTGACCTTTATTGTGTTGTGATGTTTTAGATCCACCTACAGCTTTATTTAACTTTTCACTTCTATAACCACTTGAAATTCTAATTGGTTTACCTATACCATCTCATAAAGGTTGAAATATATTATTAGCTATTTCAATTAAATTTCTTAAATGCTCATTTGTAGGACTATTATCAATTCCTTTAGCTTTTGCAGTATTAGAATGTATTAACTCCTGTAATGTTAAATTTTTAGTAATTATCATTTTAAACTATCTATATCAGTTTTAACTTCTTTAGCTCTTTTCATTAAGTTTTTAAGTAACTTCCAAATATCTACATTTAAAGCTTCTTCTATATTTTCTTTAATTGAAACTAATTCAATAAATACTAAAATAATAGCTATTAACTTTGTAAATAAAAACTGAGTGCTAAAGTGTAGATTTACTAATTCATTTAAAAGGTATTTATCAATAGTGTATAAACTAATAATAGATACTTGATAAAGTAACATTTTAGAGATAACATTAGAAAGTTTACGAGATCGAATAGACTGCAATCCGTTTAACTTTATACTCTTAAAGATACCGGTAAATGTATCTAACATTATCCCAAATGCCACAGCAATTAAAAGTCCTTGAATAGGAGCAAAAAATAATACTAAACCTGTAAGAAAATAACTAAGATATGATTTCATTTTCTAAAGTATTTAAATCTGTTTCTACTTTAGGTTCGTATCCTGCAAAATAATGTTTTGGATTATTAACTGTTATTTCGTTTTTACCAAAATCTATTTTGTTTTCACTCATAATATCAAAGTGGTAACCATCTGCATAAACAGGAGCAGTTAATGGTTTAAGTTCATCATCTAAAGTTCCGTTAACTAAAACAATTAAACCTAATTCAACTACAGCTTTAATACCATCACCGTAATTTAAATATTTTAATTTGTTTAAATCCTCAAGCTCAATGTAAACTCCTTTTTTAATTAAGTCTATAATTGCAGCTTCTTTATCTGTGTATTTTAATTTGTATATATTCATTTTATAAAGTTGTTAGTTCTGCTAATTCAGCATTTGTTAAACGTGTTTTAAATAAAATAGTAGAATTAATTGAATCAGATAACTCAAAACCACCTGCTATATATAAATATCCTAAAGCTAATAAAGATGTTGTTGGTATTGTTCCGCTTGTATCTGTTGCAACTTGCACCCCGTCTACATATACAACAAAATCATTTAATTTATAACCTAAAGCAATTTTTTTTCTACCTAAACAAAAACCACCATTTAATTGCGCTTGTAGTACTCCACTATCAAATATATTAACAGCTAAAGTATTACCGCCTAAAACAAACTGAAAAACATCATTATTTGTTCCATCTTGTATGTCTAATAAAAATCTTGTATTACTTCGAGTACTTATATTTGCATCTATAAAAATAGTTCCTTCTGTTTGACCTATTAAACTACTAATTCCTGTTTTATTAATAACATCAGCGTTACGAGTTACACTTGCTGAAGTTGTAGGTATGTATGAAGTAGCGTAAGAGCCTAATTCTAATTGTATACCTGATATTTTAAAAGATTTAAGTGTTTGACTTGAATATCTAACAATTCCAAAATATCCCGGAATACCATTACCTACAGTAGTTGCACTTATTCTATAAATATTATTACCAACTAAAGTAACTTTTAAATTATCAGGAGCAATAGCACCTTTAGCTACAAAACTAAGATTGCCTAAAGAACTATTAACCCCTAAAACCGGTACTGAATTATCATCCATTTTAATAAAACAAGATATTGTATAAACTTGTGATAAAGTTGTAATTGCAGTTTTATAAAAATAAGTTAAACCTGTAGATGGTACTTGTATTGAATTAGAAAAACCACTAATAGAAGTAGATGCATTTGTACAATTATCGCTTACGTCATAAGTAGCTAAATTTCCCTCACTATAAGTTAATAAATTTGTCCTCTGTGGCTCTACTAATATACTAGGGCAACTTCCGTTTGTGTAATCAATACGAGGTACGTTATTCGCAACGCTTTCAATTAATCCGCTTGCGTTTACTCTCGTTGCCGTTGTTGCTCTAGTAACTGTTAAATCACCACTTCCATCAGTAGGAATAATGCTATATAATTTTGATGCTTTCGTTCCGTTTGGTGTAATTACCAAACTTGCGCTTTCAAATAAACTCATATATTTTCTATTGTATTAATTAAACATTGTCTTGCTTCAAATGTACCGCTATCAGTATCTATTCTAGCCATAAAGTCAATTACCGATTCGTATTCATTACCTAGTAATTCAGTTTCACCACTCCAACTAACAGCATAAACACTACCCCAACCGATATTATTATTTATAGCTCCTTGCCCCCAACCTATATCGTTGTTGTTTACACCTTGACCCCAATCTATATTATTTGCCATTTTCTATTTTTTTTAAAAACAATTCTAGCTTTTGTTTATTTTCTTCTTTAGGTTTATAGTTACCTACTTTTTTTCTTTTTTTCTCCATTTACAAAACCCAAGATCCATAAAAATTATTAGTATCAGGGTTCATATCATCATTTGAATTAGAATTATATTCTGGGAACTCTGATTGTTGAAAACACATATAATCAATAAAGCGTTGTGTATAGTGTTCTGCTATATCTCTCTCTTTTTCTACTAAATAATCTATTTCGTTTTTTTCTACATTAGTAGAGTTTTCCGAGTTATGTTTGTAAACACCTTTATTAGCTATTGTATAAGCTGCAAAAGGCAAATAGTGAACCATACTCCAGTGTATTAACATTGGTTTAATATAGGTAGTTAAAAGCGTTTTATACTTTAAAAACTCTGCATCGTTAATATCACCATCAATAATTAAAGTTTGAAACTTATTATATAAATCAGTTCCTAAATAATTTTGTATAGTAATATCCTGTGCTATCTTTATATATTGAATAAAGTCATCTACATCTAAATTTCCATTTAGTATAGTAAACTTTTTTACATCCTCTGTACTTATTAATAGTGCGTAAGCCATATCTATTTATTATAATTTGGGTGGTGTCCGTTATTTGGCATATCGTAAGGCTTCATAGATACTTCTTTTGGGTTTCTTACTCTATATCCGTATTTTTCAGCTTTATTAGTAGAAATAGTTGTAGCATTAGGGTTAGTTACATCTATATTTACATTCTCAAAAGAAACATAAGTTTGTCTTAACCATTTGTGCTTGCAATTAACTCCACCTTTGTAAAGGAATAAATCGTAATTATTACCATTGTGTCCTTGACCTGGATTCACTTCATTAGAAGAAGTTTGTTTGATATCTTCTTTTCTGTAAAGTTTATCAGCTTTTAACATTCTATTGCAAAATTCTCTTTCTCCTACTAAATCACCACTATATTTGTAGCGTGTAATGAATTTAATTCCGTCAATATTTTTATCTTGTGAAGATTTTGAGTTAGGTCTTGCAATAATAGTAGAAGCTAAATCTAACATTTTAGAAAGTAAATTTTTATCTTTTTTACTTTTTTGATTTAAAAAATCTATTTCAGCATCTAATTCATCTTCTAAATCTTGGTCTACTTCGCTTTCGTCAATTAGTACCCATTCTGCACCTAAAGTTTCACCTTTGCTAATTAAACTATCTGCTATATCCACAGAAGTATCCTTATCACTTGCACAGCATAATTTAGACATTTTGATACCAGTTTCTTCCTCGTTAGTTGTAGCATTAGCAGTATTAACATCGATAAAATCTAAAGGTTGTATTGTTTTAAAATATAAGTTTAATGATATACCATTAACCGCTAAAATAACATCTAAGGCATCTATTATTTCTATTTGGTAT